GTTGACCATCAGTTTCGAGAACTCCTGTGTGTCGCCGAGTTTGGAGATTTTATCAACCACACTGGGGTCTGCTCCAAGGCCCTGGGCAATCGACGCAAGTCCCATCCGTGCGGTCTGGAGACCCCCTGTTGTTTGCCCGGACTTCTTGAGGTCCTGAAGGGACTCCCATGCCGGAGCCACCGTCTGCATGATTTGCTGGCCCATCTTGACGCGATCATCAAGGCCCTTTTGGTAATCCGCCATGTCGGTGCCGCGAGCTTCGAGGTATTTCGCTTGAGTGGCCGACGGGCCAACGAGCGGGGAACCTAGCGCAGGCCCCCCCGAAGGGGCCGCAGGGCCACCTTGCGTTGTTGGGGTGAATGAGGTTCCCGAAAACACCCCCTTCTGCACTGCGCCCGTTGGCGTCGGGGCTTCACCAAGCACCGGGGCCACGCCCTGGCCCATTGCGTAGACCTTATCGAGCGCCAACCCCCCAAACGACATGCCGATGTTTCGGAGGTTCTCCTGGACCTTGGCATGCGCAGCGTCTTTGTCGCCGGGGAGCCCTGTAGTTATGCTGTCCAGCATCGCCGAATACGCTGGGGCCAAGGATTTCTGAAGGTCCGGCGGAAGCCCCGCTGTGGCAATCTTAAACGCCGAGCCGAGTTTCGCCGGATCGCCCTGCGTCGCTGCGAGCGCTTGTGACATCGGGCCAAGCCCAGCGTTATACATCCGCTGCTTTGTTTCGTTAATAAGCGCTTCGGCTTGTTGAACCTGTGCACCGGCAAGGTTGGACTGCCGGAAGTTCGCAATCTCGGGTGTCACAAACGGCGCATAAGGTTGGTGCGAGGCTTTCGTAATTTGTTCTTCCGGGCTAAGTCCCTGCGAGCCCCACACCGCAAGGTCCTCGCCGAGTTGATGCCTCGCGGACATCTGCTGCTGGAATAGCACATTCGCGTTCTGGCGGTTCCGCATCTCTGCGAGATCGTTCATCAACCCAATGGTGCCTGTGGCCCCCATCGAAGCCGGACCAAGGTTGGTGTCTACGGTAGGGTTCACGCCATCGGGCATTGCGGCGAAGCCTTCTTACTGGAGGAGTGACGGAGGAGGGGTGTTGGGTTGCGGGAGCGCGGGGGGCGCCCCCTGCGAAGCCCCTCCAGGCGAAGCCCCTCCGAGCGGGTTCGGGGTCCCCGGCTGCGCCGAACCCCCTTGCGCTTTTGCGTGCAACTCAACCATCCGATGCACCGCGGCGACCCCGAGTTGATGCTGCGCAAGTGCCAGCGCCGGACGAAGCTGCGACTCCGCTAGGGCGATGATTTTTTCTTCCGCATCGCGAAGCCACCCTGCGAGCGGCTCCCCGCCTGGCGGCATCGGCTGGATTCCGGCCTGGGTGTTTCCGGCGATCATCGCCGCGAGGTTCTTCGGGTCCGCACCATGCGCAACCAGATCCGCCATCTCGTCAAGCACGTCGTCAGAGGTGACGGAATCGCCCTTCTCGACGAGCGAATCAAGCCCCTTGCGAACCCGGCCAAGTTGTTTTGAGACCTTCTCGACCGCATCGAAGCGACCCTGCGCCTGCGAGAGCATCTTCGAGGTGAACGACTGCTGCGAAGCAGTGGCCTCCGAAGGGGGCGCAGTGGGAGCTTCGCTGGCGCTTGCGCCAGGCAACGGCGTGGCTCCAGCATTCGCCGAGGGCCCTAGAAGGGGAGAGTTTTGTGCCATTTACATAGCTCCGGTTAGTTACCGACGAGGCCCAAGTCGTTCTGCGCGGCACCCGTTAACGGTTGAAGTGGGTTGGTGTTTATTTGGCTAATAAGACCACTTCCACCTGATCCCGCCCCAAGAACCCCATACAGCAACGCCGAGTTACTAAGCGAATTCGCCGCTCCGGTCGCCCCAGCCGCAGCGCCTGCGGCACCTGCCGTGCTGAGCGACCCATACTGCGACGATCCCGTAAGCAGCGAATTCGCAGACTGCCCTGCTGCGGTAGTTCCGGCATTTGCAGTCCCCGCAGCCGCATTCCCACCGATAGAAGCAAGCCCAGCGAGCTGATTATACGCCTGTTGATTCTGCGTCAGATAGTTGGTATACTGCTGCTGATAAGTTGTTGCGGCGGCGTTCTCGGCGTAGTTCGCAAGGGCCTTCCCCATTGGCCCCGAAGCGCCGATACCAGCCCCCTGTGACGAACCAACTCCCGCCACGGCAGATCCCTGCCCCTGCGCGGAACTCCCCGCTTGCGTCGCCAGCAAACCTTGTTGGAGACTAAACTGATACCCCGGTGTTTGCGCTAGCTGCGCCGCGGTTAGGCCGCTCGATACATTCCCGGCGGTTCCTTGCAACTGCGTCAATGCGGAATTACCCGCCGTGACGTAAGGACTCAACGTGGCTTTGTTCTGTTGATACTGCGACTGTATCAACGCGTTAGAGTTGTTCGCTTCTGTGAGCGAAGTATTCGCAGCATTGTTCGCCGCGTTCGCTTGCACAGTGCCGCCGTAAATTGATGCCCCTGCGCCGATCACACCTGCGCCGAGTACCGCTGCTGCCATGCCCATCACGAAGCTCCGTCGCTTGTAAGATCCAATCGCCACAACGTACCCGAAGGCGAGGCGCCAAGGCGTTTATACATCGTCCCGAGCCTCGGTCCGTCACCGCGGTCGCCAGCACGGAACCAAACCTCGCTGACGCGCTTTCGCCGAAGCCCTGCCAACGTTGCGCGTTGGAGCTTCATTCCGAGCCCCGGAAACTCCCCTGAAGCGAAGAAAGTCGTCTCCACGGCCGCAAGTGTCGTAGGGCTTTCTCGCGACACAGTGATCTCGCTCATTAAGTATCCAAACATTCGCCCATTTGATCGAGCCGTGATGACTTGGAGTTCCCCTGCGGCAGCCTTCGCTTTTAAGTACGGTAGATTCTTCTGGCGGAACGATTCCGGAGCTTCGCCGACTGCGAATGCGTGTTCTGCGAATATCCCAACACCGTCACGGAGGAACTCCTCGAAGGGTTCTTCGGCCACAATAAGGGCCTCGCAGGGGGGCTCTTCGCGCTTTGCCAGATCGTGCAAAATCGCCCCCTTCGCAAGCAGCGCCATCCGGCGAAGCTGCGCCCCATAGGCCGCACCGTAGCGTTCGAACGTCGTAAAAGGCTCCTGAATGTTCACATCGCGAAGTAGGTTCCACCAGGGCTCGTCAAACGGCTCCTGAAGAGCGTGCTCAAACACCTTCGCGGCCCCCTCAAGTGTCGTTAGCTCGTCGTAACCAACGGTCAGCGTGTTTGGCAATCGATTCGACACCTGCGTGAGTTTCAAATCCAATTTCGTAAGGAAACAACTCAAGTTGTTCAAGGGAACCTTGTTTGACATTACCCGTGCGAGACTCGTTGCGACTTCGGAAACCGGTCTCCGGATAACCACAACGCGAACACCTGGTGGAATCGCTCTCCAAAATGGCGCTACGGCAGTTTCCGCAGAACCCGTAAACGGCTGCTTCGCCCATGATCTCACATCCTCCATACTACGTAAATGCCGAGCTTCCTCGTGCGTACAACGCCAGCGGCCATAAGTGAGGAACTCCGCGAGCCACCTCGTGCGGCTTCGGGGGAGTGCCAAAACGAGAAATGGCCCTGGCGACCCGGCGAAGCTAGGTGAGAGTAACATACCCAATCGCCGCCCCTGTGTTTACGGAATAAAACGTCACAACCTTCGGCGCTGTTTGCAACGCGTAAACCATCGTCTGAGGGGTGGAGTACTGTCCGCCGAGCTTTCGCCATAGCTGCTGGAACAAATAAAACCACGGCTGCGCGAAAGTGAGGCTCACGTTGGACTCGGTCGAATCGGTCACGACTCCTTGGTTCAACGGAAGGCCAGCTTGTTGGGCTGGGGGGGATGAAATTGTCATCTAGGCGTCTCCTTACACTTCACGCCGGCTTGCGCTAAACCGTCGCTTTCGTCGCGTCGATCCACGCGCCATTCAGCGCCGCAGGCCCTGCGAAGCTCCAACTTAGCTCGAAAACCGGCCACCGGGCGATCCCGAGGTTTCGCCACTGCGGCAAGATGCGATACGAAGCCGAAACCACATCGCCTTCGTTCGTCACGACGCCGGTGGTTTGGAGGATGTTATTTCCCCAGGTTCTTCCCCGATCAACACTAAGCCGAAGCGCCAACTGCGGGGGCTCCGAGTTCGGCCCAATCGGCCCATCACCGCATTGGAAATCCGCAAAGAACCCATGAAGGATGATACCCTTGCCGTCCGAGAGTTCCATTCCCTGACCGGAGCCCCCGAACCCCCCACCAACCACCCCGACTTGCGGGAACGTCCGGATGCGTGGAATCGGCCTCGCGAATGCGCCTTGGCCATCCCCCAGATCCACATCCGCCGCGTAGTAGTCCGGCGTTACTTCGTAGATCGTTCCGTTCTGCCAATCCTGTCCCATGTTGAGGCCGTTCACCCAGGCCATCGAACCAACCCGCGAGCGATTGAGTCCCCCATTGGGATCCAGGAAAGCCTCCTGGTGCCATCCGAGCTTGGGGTCGCCAAGCGTCACGTCAAAAACCCACGTTTGATTCCCCGCCGGGAATGTCAGCGCGTAAAACATATGCCCATCGCGCATGAAAACAAACCCGACCGCATCGGAGATCTGCGTCATCTGCTGCAAGGCGAAGCTAAGTGCGAAGTTTGACACCACGGAAGTTTGGTATCCGCTTTGGCGAAGCACAACCCCAGCGCCCATTTCGTTCTGACCAAGCCAGAACACGCCTTTGTCAACAAACGCAACAGAGTACGGTGCGATGCAGCCGAACTCGATATACGCGCCGGGGAGAATAGCGAACGGGAACAAGGGGTTCCCTGCGTTGTAGTGGATTTCCCCTCGGGTGTTTCCGAGGAGGATGATTTCACGTTGGTTCACCACGAAAGTATTGATGAAATCGGGGTAGCCGTCTTTCACCCCGATGAGCGTGTTGTTGAACGCGAGAGCCCCTTGCGTAGTACAGCCGTATTCGTTCGTCAGCGGCAGGTTCCACAAGAGATACCCGTCCAGAAAGTCCACCTTGGTGGCCCCAGCGAAAGCCCCAGTGGGGTCTACGATCTCCGCAAAGCCGGTGTTTGTCTGGATGTCCCAGGTGTACCCGACAGGGGAGTTATCCACCAGGAACGCCTGGACCCCATTGTCCCGCATGGAACACGGATACGACGAGTTCTCGCTGAGTTGCCCGAGGAGGGAAATCTTGTTGTTCGGCGCAATCGCGTATACATTCGTTCCGATGACCTCGTAGCCGTTGCCGTTCGAGGCCCTGAAAACCCCCCGGCCGACGCCGGGAGCCGGCGGAACAATAAGCCCACGCAACCCCGCAGTCGGATAATGCGTCATCTTTTGTCCCCCTCGCGCGGGTTCGGGGAACAAATTGACACAGCGTTCCGCGGACCCCAAGACGGATCTTGTCGCGTATGATCCGCCAAGGAGTTCAAGCATCATAACGGAGGGCTTTCAACGGCACAGGGAAAGTCTTCGCAAGGCTCCGCTTCGCGTCACGAAGCCACGCCGGTTTGCTTCCACACGCCGCTGGTCGTGCACACGAAGATCAACGCATACCCCGACGCAAGTGTGATTGCGGTAGCGTTCGCGGTCTTCGTCACCGTCGCATTCGCGACGATCTGATCAAGCGCCGAGGCATTCGCCAGGTTCGGCGAAGCGTTCGCGTAGATCTTCGCGGTGTTTGCGCTGTTGTTGTTGACGACGAGTTGCGCGCCCTGGATCGCAGACGGGAGTTGCACGGAATCGTTCGTCGTGGCGACCGTCGTAATCTCGTTGACGCCATACACGAGCGTCGGCGAAGCCGCTTGCGCGCCACCTGCCAGCGCAGTAATCGGCGCTGAAGCCCCCAGAGTAAAATTCGCCAGGTTCGTCAGAGCTTCGCGGGAGATCAACGCGTCGCCTTGTTTGTTGTAGAAGTTCGTGAGGTAGTTCATCAACGAGATGGCCATCGGGAAGGGACCTTTCGGGTAGGGGGGTAGGGGGAGAAAGAACGCAGAACTTCGCAGAACTTCGTGGGCTTACGCTGGCTTACGCCGGGCCAGACTGATCCGAGAAGATATTATACATCCCGGGCCTCGGACTGAGCCCCGGCGGAGTGCCCAACAGCGGGATTTGCGTGTTTCCGCGGCGGATTGTATCGAGCGAATCCCTCGCTTGCGCAGCGAGGAGATCCCCAGGGGTCATGGGAATCCCATACTTCGGCCGGACTTCCATAGCGATGTTTTTCACCAGCGCTCGGTAGTACGGAAACGGCAACTGCATTACCACCGCGAGGGGGTTCCCTGCGAGCGAGATCGCTTGCGGCAGCGACTTCCGCACAGTAAGCCCTAAAGCATAAATCCCACTCTGAGGCCACGGCCACACG